TGAGTGTAGCCATCCCCAAAATTTACAGTGCGAACATTTGACTCATATTCTTGAGTTGCTGTGAAATCTGGAATCCAAGTAAAAGTGGTGGCAGTTCCCGCCGGAATCGCAATGTTTGTTTCGCCAGCTTCATATCTTAATTCAAATTCAGCATTTATTGATCTGAAATTACAGGAGTCAAGGCTCGCGCTCCATTTTGCGCAAATAAATTGAGCCGTTTCCCCAAAAGGAGTCTCCCATTCAAAAGTTTCTTGGCCGTCACGAGCCTTCAAAAAATCCAGAATGTCGGTCGCATCACTAGTGCTGCGATTGCTAAACCGCAGACTCCATGTATCCCTGAACGGATTGATGCCATAAACAAGACGCTGCTCGTACGCGCCTAGCCTCACCTGATTGACGCGAGGCGTTGAAGTCTCAGTCGCCGGACGATCGGGTATGTAGGTAAAGGTGGCCATTAAGCGAGCAATCCTCCAGGGCGCTTCTGTTTGATCAGTTCAGCTTGAACTGCGGCAGACAAAGCAGAGCCGAGCTGGCTGGCCTTTCCGGTGTCACCCTGAACCTGGCTGCCGCTGGCGTCAACATTAACCACCACGCTAGTGCCACCGCCGCCGGAGATGCCAAGTTTACCGTCACGGCCACGCTTCAGCGGCATGATGGCTTCTGGACCGGCCTCACCCATCAAACCGAAACGCCCACTGCCTCCTTCTGCGTACTTGAACAGCGTCGGCTTGTTGACGATGCCGCCCATGGCGAAGGGTTGGATGCCGTTTTGGGCGTAGACGTTGCCGTTGGCGTTCAACGCTGGCATAGAAAAAGCTGCTGGGTTGAAAGCTGCCTGCCCACCACTGAAAACACCGCTTAAATTTGGAGCGCCACTTTTACCAAACGGGCTTGTGTTAATACCAAGCGCTTTCATGATAGTTCCATAAATAATCATTGTTAGTTGTTGAGCAATAATTTGCTGTGCCATTTGAAGGAAACCCTCAGCGATTGATTTCATCATTCCAGCAAGCGCCTCGCGAGCGGATGTTGCGCCAGAAATTGTCTGCGTGAATGCAGTCGAGAAAGATTGACCAATCGTATTTGCGTTTGTTGCTACTTGATTTTCAATTGCAAGGAGCTCCGTTAGGTTATTTTTCATATCTACATAAGTTTTCGCCGCTGGGCTCAGTCCGTTTTGTGGTTCATAAACTTGCGGGCCAGCAAATGCGCCACCGGCTGCACCAAAGTCAAACAAAGAAAGACCAGCCGCGCGACCAGCTTGTTGCATTTCCTTCGTAAGGCCCATGCTTTCAATGATTCGTTTTTGCAGTGCCAGTTCTGCCGTCATATTTTGCTCTGCTTCTAATTGTAATTGTTTGTATTCAAGTTGATTCTGACTGAATTGCTCAGCCAACCGTGAAACGTCCAGCCCCTTTTGCCGTCCTTGTGCAATTAAATCGCTCAGTTTTTCATTGTGCTCGTTAATTGCAGTTTGCTTAATATCAATCTGCAATTGGCGCTCTTTCAGCTGAAGAGCTTCAAGCTCTGTGCTGCTGGCGCCAGCGGCAATCATCGCCCTCCTGTCTCGCTCAATAGTTGTCAGCTCCTCTACTAGCAGATTTTTTAAGCTCATATCTCGAATTCTGGAAAGAGTTGTAAAAGCCTCTTCGTACTGTTTTTGCTGTTGCTTTGCGAGTTTTTCGGCTTCTTTGCGAGAATCACCGCCAGCGTCTGTTGAAATACCAGGGAGCCCTGGCCTTTCTGGTGCCTCACCCGTGATCCCACGAGCGCTCATATCGGCTGCAAGCAAAGATTGAAGGCGTCCAAATTGCTGAGCGCGTCTTGCTTGCATTCGCACAAGGTCTGCAGTGAACTGCTCGGTAAGACCCATGCCAGGTTTCTCGCTAATTCTTTGTTGAAGTTCTTTGATTCTGTTTTCAGTGGCGTCTAGATTTCGCTGTGCTTCATTGATTTCGCCTTGCCGGCCACGACCCAAGAATTCATTTAATTTGCGAATACCAGAATCAATTGCAGTAACAATTTGCGCAAAAACAGTTTGAAATTCAGCGCCAATTGGACGCAGAAGCGTGCCTACGCTTTCGCTGAGATTCGACAATGATGTCTTAAGTCGATCGCCTGCAGCTTCTGGACCGCTGGCAATCTGCTTAGCGGACTCTCCGTATTCTTCAAATAATTTTTCTGCAAATTTTTGAAAGTCAAGCAAAGATACTTGTCCCTGCTCAAGCGCTTTATCGAGCTGCTGCGGCGTTTTGCCGATTGATTCGGCAAACAAAGAAAACGCACCAGGCAATCTTTCGCCAATTTGTCCGCGCAATTCTTCGGCGGAAACTTTGCCTTTGCTGAATACCTGTGCAGTTGCGGTAACAGCCGCATTCAAGTTTTCAACCGACCCCCCAGTGCCTCTAATACCAGCGGCAATTCCACGGAAAGCTACTTCGGCATCTTTGACACTGCCACCGGCGCCAATTACTGACGCCGTTAACTGAGTAAATGATTTAGTGATTACGTCCTGAGGAATCGCAAGCTCTTGGCTGTATTGACGGATAATTCCAAGCGCTTGATTATATTCCGAACTGCTTTGCGTTACATTGCGCAACGCAATTCTTAATTTTTCAAGTTGAGCGGCATAATCGGCTGCAGCTCCAAGTTGTTGCCTAAATGCGCCAACTTGAGCGCCGATTGCAGAACCAGCGAAAGCGCCCCCTACGGTCCCAAGCCCTGGCACCATTGATCCAACAGCAGCGCCAGCGAGGCCACCCAGGAAACCTTCAGGGCCGCCAAAAATACCACCAGAAACAACAGCACCAGCAGCTTGCACTGCTTGACCGGCTGTGATTCCGCGACGGCGGCGACGATCCCTTGCCTCTAATTGACGATCAAATGCAGCGAGCTCATCCTTAAAGCCTTTTTCCCTGACTTGGCCTTCGAGCTCAAGGCCATCAAGCATCTTGTCAATTTGAATCTGATCGTATTTCGATTGAAGCTCCACACGACGAATGCGCGCATCTTCGTAGATGCGATTAACGTCATCCATCGCACGCTCAATTGATTCCTGAGCGCGACGACCAGCCTCGGGAAACGGCTGCGGCCCAATCGGTGTGGGATACGCAGCTTCTTCAACACGAATCCGACCGGGCGTTCTTGCGCCACCGGCAATCATCGCGCCCGTTACGGGATCTCTGTATCCACCAACGCCTGGAGCCATCGGCCCCTGTGTTCTGTAATACTCTTGAATTCCGGCAATCTTGTCGGCACGACGCTCAACTCCAGCTTGTGCAATATCAAGTTGGCGGAAAGCCTCTGCAGTACCAGTAAGTTCAGCGCGCAGTTCACGCTGAATACCTGCCATCCGATTTGAAACCTCAACATATTGAGCGCTTCCACGTTCAACATTTACTAGTTCTACGGCAAGCTCAGAAAGCTGCTGTTCAAGGGCGGCAGTGGTATTTGGAAGTCCCGGGAGCCTTGAAGGATCTGCATAGCCACCTTGAAAAATAGGACTTTGGAATGCCTGAAAACCGGCGATAACCTCAGCCCGACCAGTTCTGCCTGCCTGAGTGATAGAGAGCAGTCGGATGCGTTCTAAGGTCTCAAGATATTTTTCAGAATCAAAACGCAATCCAGTCAGACCACGACGAAGGGTTGCAATCTGCCCTCCAAGCACTTCTGGTGTGGCGCCAAAGCCAGCGCTCAAAGCGCGATTAAACTGCGCAGCTTCATTATTCAAATTGCCCAGCTTTGTCTTGGCATTATCAATATCCTTTCCAAGCTGAGCAAAAGCAGACGAGCCTGGGCGGGCCTGCCTTTGCAGTTCAGTAAGCGCCCGAATTTGCTGTTGTAGTGCTTGAGCATTGCGCTCAGAAGCGCTTGTTGCTCGAGTTATTGACTCTCTTTGTTGGTCAATTGCTGCACTACTACCGCGAAGCTCAGTTTCAAGTGCGGCAATACTGCTAGTTAATTTGTTGTACGTAGAGGAGCCAATTTCTGCCTGGCCGCGCAATCCCTTGAACGCTTCTAACTGCCCTTTGATTAACTGCTCAGTTCGACTGCTTGCGTCACCAAACTCAATAATACTGCGACGTGCCTTTTCAATTGTCGCGTTAGAAGGACCAATGGACTTTTCAAGCTCGCGAAACGAACTCTTCAGCTTGTCCAAGCCTTCAAGGCCCTGGATGCCAAGCTTTACGAGAATTTCGCTGACTTGCTTGCTAGCCATCCGAGCCCTTAGCCAATTCGCTCAACGCTGCAGCCTCCATTATCTGAAGACCTTCAAGCATCTCGCGGCGATTCTCCACATTGTAGAGGTCAAACAACCCGCCAGCACACAGCATTACGTCGTACCGCAACCCCATATACCCAGCCATCGTTGTCGTCCACTGCGTTTGCATCCGCAGGAACATCATCACGATGTCCCAGTTCTCATCCCACACCTCAAAATCAGCCGACTCCTCCTTCGGCTGCTCGGGGAGGACAATGCCGAATGCAGCAGCGTCCTCACCCGATTTATCTTCTACCCTTTTGCCGCCGCCTGCCCAATAGACGGCAGCATCTCTCAGTTTCCCTGGCGGCCGCCTTCAAAGGTTTCGGTGTAAGCCTTCAGGACACCACGAATCCAGTAGGGGTCATCGCTGAACTCACGCATCGCCTCGATCGAGAACGGCACCTCCTTGCCCTCCTCATCAAGGATGCCGTCCCAGCCGACCATGATTACCTTCAAGAGATCAAGCTCGCCTTTCTCGCCAAGCTTCCGAAATTCCTTCCGACCGACCCGCTTGAACTTGGCGTCAAAGGTAGCCGTATCGAAGGTGCCGCCATCAGCAGGCTCTTCGATCGATACAGGCCAAGTGAAAATCTTGACTTTTTTACGGACAAATGCCATGCGTAATGCACGCGATACTCCAACAGCATACACCCGATAAAAAAGGGCCGCATTAGCGGCCCCCTCATCCGTCTATCCAACCAATCAAGTGTAGACCAGGCTGAACTCATCGTTACCTGAAGTGCTGGGCACACAGGTGTAGGGAATGTTCAGCATGTGGATGCCATCTTGATCGCTATAGCTCACATCGCCGATGTCGACTCGGGTAGAGACGAAATCGATGATGTTGCCAGCAGTCTGACCATGCTGGAACAGCAGGTTGCCCAGTGTTCCATCGGTCAAGGCAGCAGTGAAGTAGTTCTTGGTTGCCATGGTCACAGCTTCCAAGGTCACACTGCCAGTGCTGGCACGATCAGTCAGCAGTACCTGCTTGGTGCAACCAACCAGCTCGCGATAAACAAGCGTGTTGCCCACATCAAAGGATACGGACTGCAGGCAGCCGGCATAGGACAGCAGCTCGAAGCCAGTGGTGTTGCCGTTTTTGAAGACGACAGGAGTGGCTTGATCGCCGTACGTGACCGAAGGCAGAGCCGTATCGGTAGGCGTGTTATAGATGCCAGTGAAGGTGAAATCGATTGTCGGGATTTCGCCAACAGCGCCGTTGATGGTGAACGTACCGCGAGCGCCAGTCACCTTATGCAGAACACCATCAATGTTGTAATAGATGGTGCAGCTACCGAAGCTTGCGCTAACAGGTGCGTAAGTGACGCTGGTGCTAGCAACAATGGTTTCGCTCATGCCGCAAGCAAGCAGGGCTTTGCCATAGCGGGGAGCGGTCCCAGCAGTGCCGGAACCAGCAAGCTCAACGCTGAATGTGCATTCAACGCGAGTATTGGCAAGCAGTTGCTCAGAGGCGCCCAAATAAGGACGCACCAAGTCACGACTTACAACATCACTCTGCAGAGGAGTGATGTTCAGATCGCGAACCAGAACGGCGTCGACGCCGGTCGGAGTCGGATCCGTCCCGTACGTCGCTTCCGTCTCCAGCAGAATCAGACGTTTCCGAGTTAGAAGGGGCATTGGAAATTACCTCTTGTGGAACAGGTGGCAGCGTCCGCTTAACGAGAGTGCGGATGCCTGTCTCTGGGTCAAGGATGTACGAGCCACCTTGCCCTTGAAACTCATCAATCACTGTAAATCGGGTGGCTTATCAGACTCTACGTCGCCAAACTCGCAACAGTTGTGCGATATTGAACGATATAATCATTGAAAATTACTCCTGCAGGCTGGTCAGAGTCGAACATATTGAAACTAACTTCATCCGGCTGCACATCAATTGCATAGCCGCCCAAGGTCAAATCAGCGACCATTCGAGCGTGCATGTTTTCAATGATCGGATCCGCGATTTCATCTGGTGTGTCACCGCGAACAATCACGCTTACGCGCACGCGCATTCGCCAATCAAGCGTTGGCAAACTTGTGTTTTGTACCGGCGTGTCACTGATTGCTTCAATAACAATTGCAGGTGATTCAGCACGCTGCACCGCTGTTACGCGACTGCGATAGACCCTGCCTCCAACGCCAGACGTAAGAGTTAAATTTTCTTTGATTGCACGCAGAATGCGCTCACGTTTGGTTGTCATTGAATCCTCGCTTTGGAAGTGGACCAAACGCGCCAGGATCGACCTGCTTGGTCACAATGGATTTCGCTCGATAATAGATATAACTATCTGTCTTCCCAGCCTCTTCCAGCGCTTGCATGACCTTGACCCAATTCTTGAAAGTGTCGCGGTCCATGCTTGTCATGCCTTAACTTCTATGGCGCTTATTCGGCCGCGTTGGAAGCTGATGGAAGTCGTATCGCTGTGGTTAGTCACAAACAGCGCAACCTCATCCCCATTGGCAAGTTCAATCATCCAAAAGCAAAGAAGTTTCGTAATTTGCGAACCAGACCCCGTAAATGCGCGACACTCAGACTGTGGAATTATTGTGCCATTTTTGGCCAAGCTAATCCCAAGCGTGTGGTTGTTCCCAGCCGTGGCATCCATGCTCGCCATCACTTGGAACAATTTGGTTGCTCCACTATTGTTCTTCAACCCAAAAGTATTTGAAGTACCAAGAATTACTTGATAATTACTGGCCGAATCTAATGTTGCTGTCAATCCCGTACTTTGATATGTTCCAGCAGTGGCGATTGCAATCGTTCCACTGGTCATCTTGCTTGCCTGACCGCGAGCAAGCACGCCTTCGATGTAATACGGCAAAGCTGACCATGCGCTCACGCCATTGCCAACTTTGTATTTGCGCGTATCGGTTTCGAGGCCAACCTCGCCTTCAAGCAAGATTGGATTCTCTGCCGTCCATAACGCTGCACTGCCATTGCGCAGCTTGAATCGGGTAACCGTGTCAGTCATGGCGTTCCGCCGTCGAGAACATTACTGTCGACATAAACGGTCCCAGGACCGCCTCCATCAAGGATAACTGTGCTATCTGTGTCGACTCCATCGCCATCGAGTACCACAGGTGATACTGCAGCCAATGCTGGCGTCGCACTCCGTTGCAGCATCAAATCGCAAAATTTTCCGTCATCAAGCAGTTCAACATTGCGTACCGTATAAGGCAGTCCATCGACGTTTACGCCAGCACCATATTGCAAATCGCCAAACAAACTTGCTAGGCAGGTGACCTTGTAGTCAGTGGTCAACACCACGCCATCAGCAATCATCTCGCTCGGCATATCCAGAATGCCCAAGCCGCTCGCAGATCCAGCCGAGATCGGAACCCCGAAATCAGCCTGAAACACAGTTAGGTCTTCGGTGAATGCCATACAAACAGCATAAAGCCCCAGGTCGCCGAAGCAACCCAGGGCCAATGTTGTACCGCTATCAGCCGTACTTCTTCACGCCAACGCCATTGATGGAGTAGGTGTGGGTCGAGGTAGAGGTGGTCGACACAGCCTTGATCCAACGCTTAGCAGCGCCCTTAGGGAACACCAGGTACTGCTTAGAAGCAGAAGTGCTCACCTGAGTAAAGGCCACAGCCGAAGAAGCAACTTCAGAGCCACCGCGATAGAAAGCGGTGGTCACGTCGCTGTAGCTGCCACCAGAGGTGTCGCTCGACTGGATTTTCACATCCAGGGTCGAAGTGCCGCCAGCTTCGACATCAAGGATGATCACGAGGTCGCCCTCGTAATCATTCATGTCGACGGCAGTACCGTTGAGATCAGAGGTGCGCTGAGCGGTAGGAGCCAGAGCAAAGTGCTGGAGCTTTTCCAGACCGGTAGAAAGGATGGCCATGATCAGTCCTTAGTAGGGAATTCAGAAGTCACAGTCTTAGCCTTCTTTGCCGGCTTGGCCGGTACAGGAGCAGGCTTAACCTCTTCCGTCACCTCAACAGGTGCGGGCTTCTCAACGGCCGCTGCAAGCACAGCTTTGCCGCTACCAACCAGAAAATTGCCGTCAGCCTCATTGACCTCGACAAAGGAGCCAGCCGAAACTGGCTCCCCCGAGATCATGACTTGACGCAGGATCTCGATCCTCATGATCAGGTGCCGTAGCAGAAGGCGCCGGGCTGTTTAACAGCCACATCCACATCCTGCAGGGCGATCACGCGGACGGTGCCAGCGGTAGCGCCAGCGTAAGGATCAACGGTCAGATCCAGACCGGACCACATACCCATGATCATCATGGAGAAGTCGCCGAACAGAGCGTCGTTGTTAGCGAGTTGGTTGGAAACAATGGCGGGGTAGCCGTTGATCTCACCGTTCTCGAACACGAAGCCAGCAGCCACAGCAGCGGCGTCCTTAGCGGTCGACTTGAGAGCACCGCGAGCAGCAGCGTTGATGATGTAACGCAGGCTGCCACCATCAGCGTTTGCAGTCGCCACATCGGTTTCCATGCCGATGTACTCAGCAAAGGTGCCGTAGGTGCTGATGGTCTGGCTGCCAATGCCGGTGGTGTTCACCAGACCCAGGGGCTGGTTGCTGGAGCCGGTGCCGTAGATAGCAGCGCGGTCAAGCTCGAGAGCAATCACACGAGCCAGATCGTTGCGGATCATGCCCTCAACATCGATCGAGGACTGCAGCAGCAGACGACGGCTGTAGTCAACAAATGCACCCACAGTCTTGGGGGTCATGTTGACCTGGTCGATAGCCTGCTGGCTTTCGGTCGGAGAGGTGTTCTCGCCCACCCAGTAAGCAGTAGCAGCAGAAGTCTGACGGGGGATGCTGATGTTGCCCTGCAGGCCGGTCAGCATGGTCACGCCAGCCTGAGCCAGTGCCAGACGGTTGCGCAGCAGATCGATGAAGCTGCCAGCCAGCAGTTCATCAGCCACCAGGTTGCCGCCAGCAGTGGGGGTGCCCACCACCAGATCACGACGCAGCACCTCGTTGGGGATCACGATGCCGTTGGAAGCGCGCTCATATTTCTGAGCGGCAGCCTTGCCAACTTCGATCTCAAACTCGGCAGCCCGACGAGCAGAAGCATCGCTGGGGTTGGCGAGATAGTTCAGCGCGCGAGCAAAGCTGAACGAACGGGTCTCCTTATCGGAGAGGCCAACATCGTTGGTGGTGATGTCAGCGGAGCGAATGACTTGTTCCACGGGTTGAGTGCCGAGTTTTTCAAGGACAGCAGCACGAGCTTCATCGATAGTGCGACCACCATCGATCAGCTCGCGAGCCAGGTCTTGCATCTGGTGCTTTTCGCCCAGTGCATTGATGGCGGCGATACGGGTACGCTCGGCCTCGACGGCCTCGGACCGGATCACCTCCAGATCTGGAGTGTTTTCCATTTCGGGTTCAGGTGTTGGTGATGCGGCTGGGGCCGCTTGAACAACGGTCTCATCAGTTAGAGACCTGCCG